CCCAATTGTTTGCATGAAAGTAAGTGTTTCCCAACACCTAAAAGGTTTTTTAACATTTCTTAACGGATGCCCACCAAGCCCCCGCATCAAAACATGGGCAGGCTTTGTTGACATTAGGAAAGTCCCGATGCCCTAATACCTTAGCGTTTGGGAACTTGTCGGTTAGCTTGGTAACCAGTTCGGCCATTGCTTGCTTCTGTTCTTTGGTACGGTTGTCGGTAGGCTTACCCTTGGCATCAATGCCGCCGATGTAGCTGATATGAATGCTATCGTGGTTATGGCCCTTTACTCCGTTGGTGGTCTTTTCAATTGGCCAGTTATCAACTACCTTGCCATCGCGTTCAATGATGAAATGGTAGCCGGGCGAACGCCAGTTTAACACCTTTTTATGATAGCGGTTAATGCTGTCAGCCGTGGCCGTTATGTTGCTGGCCGTGGTGTGCAAAACGATGTGGTTAATTGGTCGCATCTTCAAATGGGTTTACTGGTGTCGGGGCAACCCAAGGAATCAAAGGCAAATCCTTTACCCACATAAATTCTTCGTTGGTGGTTTGGTCAATCTCCTCAACCGAAATCACCCAGTTATGCGGCTCGTTGCCATCTTGAATTGGGTTGTAGTAGCTGTCAGGGGCGAATAGCTGCCCCACCAAACTATCCTTTTGCGTTTCGGTTAAGCGGCCAACAAACTCGGTTTCTTGGCCTTGCGGTATTTCGGTGCGGGTTATCATACTTGGCGGCCTAATGTGGTTTGAAATGCCTGTACGGCGGTGTAATAGTTGGCAGCTTCGGTTGTTGTTAGCTTTGTGCCGCCCATTGATGCAAATGCACATTGTTTGTTACTAAACTGTCCAGCAGTTCCAGCTCCATTTGAGCCTCCAATGTATAGTGAAAACCCGCTTATCAGGTTATTTGGTATTGCAATTGACCCTATTTGTGAAGAATTTCTAAATAAAATTTGATTTGTTAAATCAGTAAATGCTTGAAAAAAACCTCGGCTATCTGAATTTGAAACAAAAAGATTGTATGCACCATTTGCATAAAAAGACTGGTTAGTGTTAAATCTTACCAATAGACCATAAGGCCTTATATTATTACCCGAATTGTTCGCAGAAAAAATTTCATAAGGATTGCCAAGATTTGATTGGGTTCTTGAATAAAATGACATTGAATTTTGCAATGAATCACATTCAGCATTTGGAACATAGAAGGTGTCCGCATACGCATTTGTGCCGTTGCCCTGAATCCCGTTTGCAGAATGCGTCCAGCCGCCTGAAAATACAAGCCGAAACGCTGCGTTTGTGTCAACTGGATTTTTAAGGTTGAATTTATGAGTTGATGCCGTGCCCCCAACAAATGGGTAAATGGCTTTTAGTTTAGTCCAAATGCCGAAACTTTTGAGCGAAATAACCAAATTGTTTATTGCCGATGTTATTGTGCCGTCGGTAATGCCAGCCGCAGCCAAAAAAGCAACTGCATCAGGGTCAATGCTTATCCCCCCAGCCATCATTTGTAACCTCAACCTTCTCATTAAACCGCTGGTGTTATGATGTACCCTACATTTGTGCCGCCCATCCAAAAGAAAACAATCAGGTTTACTTTGGTTAGGTCATAGTCAATCGGCCCGAACTTTATTGCCGTGCCGCCTGTTACAACAATTGTCGGTGCAACGGTGTCATCGTGGTAAACTATTTGGTCAATGCCTCGCACCGCATTGGTCAAGCTAACTGCTATATTGCCCGTTGCTGGTGCTGCATAAGTCCCGTATTCTTGCGGCGTAACCAGCGTTATGGCTGTGCCCGTGGTGGTGGCAACCGTGTTTTGCTTGCCAGCAAGCCCTGTATCAACATAACCTTTAGTGGCGGCATCTGCGGTATTTGTTGGGGTAGTTAGGTTTGTTAATCCCTGTGAACCCATATTAATTGCACCACTCATAGTGCCGCCTGACAAACTTAATTTGCCGCCTAATGATGAATCAACGTAGCTTTTGGTAGTCGCATCGCTGTTATTTGTTGGCGTGCCAAGGTTAGTAAGGCTTTGTGCCCCCATGTTCAATGCCCCTGTCATTGTGCCGCCTGATTTGTCAAGTTTCAAGGCATCGGCGGTGTCAACGTATGTTTTGGTTGCCGCATCGGCGGGGCCAAACGGCGTACCCAAGTTTTCAATTTGGTTGTTACCCATATCCAAATCGCCAGTCATGGTATCGCCAGTCTTTTGAACTGCCGTGCCTACTTGCGAAAGGGCATTGTTTGCGGTGTTTGCCGCAGCGTTTGCCGTTGCCGTTGCGGCGTTGGCAGTTGAAGCCGCAGCGTTTGCAACCGCCAAGGTCGAAGCCATTAGTAGCTGCTTGGTTGTTTTGCGGCTGGTTGTGCCCTGAACAACGTACAACAAGTCAGCATCGTTGCTGGTTGTTGCCGCTGGTAGTTGTGTAACCTTTTGGTTTGCCATTATAGTATAATTTTATCGTTCGATTCAGTTAATAAGAAGTCGCCGCTTTCAAGCAGCAAGAAGTCAAGGTCGGCCGGGCAAGATGCACCAACAATGCAGCTAAGGTCGCCCGTAATGGTCAAGTTAACCTCCAGCATCGCAGCGGCCATGTCCAAGGGTAGCCGAAGGTCGATATTGTCAAACACGCCGCTTAGGGTTTCAGCCCCGTACTCCCGATTGGTTACAACCGTTTTGATGCGGTCGAGGCCGAGGGTAGCCCGAAGGCTGGGGATATTGTCAACGCTTACCGCCTTTTGAAGGGCAAGCAAAATGTACTGTTCAAGGTATTGCGTATCGTTCTGCCACGTGGTTCGCGTACCTATCCAATGAAACTTTAAAGGTATGGTAATTTGCACCCGTTCTTTGTTGGCACGTACGCGGTCAAGCAGTTCGATATCTTCGGCCCCGTTCTTTAGCCAAAAGGACATGCCCGTACGCCAATCAAACCTTGTAATGTAGTCAAGGTTGCCGTTGCCATCGTAAACCACGGGGAAGGTGCGAAGGTTGCCGTCTTTGCCCGTTTCTTCTATAAGTTGGCACAAAGGCCGAGTTACTGCCGAAATATTGGGCAGTCGGGCGTTCAAATACGATAGAATGTCGCTTATCATTTAAACAAATCTACGACTATTTGCTGGGCCCTTTCGGTAAATTCTTTGCGTTCAGCGTCCGAAAACTTAAAAGCATCGCCATATTTGTCCAAAAGCCCATCAACTTTACCTTTTGGGTTGCCAGCGTTGTAGGTCATGCCTGTCGCTATAACGAACCCTGTGTTGCTAATTTTCAGTTCAGGGTTGACAATGGACTGCAAATACATTTGGCTGAACAACCGAAACAATACCATCTTGCCTCGGCCTAATTTACGTTTGAACTCACGATAGCCGCCCTCATAAAACTTTGCCGTTGATGCCGTTGGCGTTTGGTTTTTGCCAATGCTTATCGGATTGGTTGAATAGTCGGGCTTAATCGGCCCGCCGCCAGCGTCCAGCCCCTCGGCAAATACCCGTTTGAACTGCATGCGGCCAACACTTGAAGACAAGCCGACAAACCGTTTGCCGTTGATTGCCCGCTCGGCCTTGTTCAGCTTTGCGATGTATTCTTTGGTAGTCATTTGCCTGTGATACGTTTGATTTCGGCATCCACGACAGTCATTAGTTCGTGGCGGCTGCAACTCTCAACACCGTCTCGATGTTTAATGCCGTACTCAAGTTTGTCGCTGCCGTTGTAACATACGGTTAAGCAAATCAACGGCACTTCGGGTTCTAAGCGGTGAAAAGTCAAATCGCCCGGCCATATGTCGTTAATCTCGAATAGTTGTTTAGCGTGATCTTGCATGGTTAAAGTTTTATTTTGCCAAAGAATGGTTTGTCGCTAACTGATTTGTTGCCTCGGCACGACCAAAGTTCACGTGCCCAATAGTTCGCACTACCCTTGCCGCTACCTTCGATGCCAGCCGACCTTGCACAATAACTATCCCCAGCCGATGTGCCGGGCTTAATTCGGTAGCCGCTGGCCCCAAAATGTACGGGCGGGTTATCGCCGCATTGGGCTTTGTACTTTTTGCCCTTGTTGTCCGATGGGCCAATGTTGCAACCTTTGTATTCTGCCATGTGTTAAAAATATGCAATTGATTTTAAAGTGCATGCTTTTTTTTTATTGTCATTAAAGGCACAAACACCCCACGTTTTGCCCCTTTTATAACCACTTACCTAAAAATGAACTGCCGATTGTTGGCATGCAAATCGTACCGCAAGCAGTCCAAGGCATCGGCACGTTTGTCAACCTTGGTTCGGCTGCCTTTGTCAACACCGCCATCAGGTAGGGCTTTCACAAACTCACAATCCCTGATAAGCACCTTGCATTTCGGGTTGATTAACACCTCATCGTAGTTTGAAAAGATACTGTTGCATAGCCGCCTTGATTCTTGATGCGGTGGGTTCGACCTCGGAACCAGTAAATTGTTTGGCGATACCCTCATGCGGTCCACAATCTCGGACCACATGTTTTGCCCGACCTTGGCAATGACCGACTGGGCACGGCCCGAAGCATCGCCCGTAACAAAGTACAATCGGTTCTGCACCTGTGCTGGGGTTCGCCTGAAGATTTCTTCAACCATCGCCTCAATAAACGTCTTGCCCTGAATGTGGTCTGCCGTTAACGCAATCTCATCAAAGTAGTGAATGTACTGTTTGCCGTCTTGATGCCGCCCCCTGTGTGCTAATATGGCCGTAAACGGGTTGTTGTTGAAGTCAATCGAAACGTACACGGGTATGGTAATATCGTATGCCGCCTTGCTGCCCACGTGCTTTTGCCTGTCGAATGAATACAGCCAATTCAGCCCCGACATCGTAACCCGGTTGGCCAGCACCTCCCGTTTGAAGGTCAGGCTATCGTAGGTCTTTTCAAGCTGCTCGATGTAGCCTTCAGGTAGGTTCGCACTATTGTCATACGTTGTGCCAATGGTATGTGCTATCTGCTTCTCGCCCCATATCAATTCATCGATATCAGGGTTGTCCATGGGCGGTGTCATTGTCCACAGCGTTCGTGGGAACTTGGCTCCTGACATACGGCCCATGACAATGTTCAGGCTGTCAATCGCCGCATCTTGCACCTCATCGCCCCAGCACCAACCAAGTTCAATGCCTCGTATCATTGTTTCGATGCTGAAGGTGATGACCTGTGCCCCGTTCATAAATGACCAAACGCCGTTGTGCTTTTCAAACTTTGACTTATAACCGAAGTAGCGTTCAGGGTCTTTGTTGGCCACGTAATGTTCGCCCTTGAATAGCCCGTAGGCGTCAAGTACGCCAATGAACTCGGATAGCGTGGCGGTGTTCAACTGGCTTACGGTGTTGCTGAAGATGCCCCCTTTAATTTCGGGCTGATGAATGATGTTGTGTAGTGCCCAATGTGCCCCCGTTATGGTCTTGCCTGAACGAATGCCACCGACATAAGCATACAGCCGTTCGGTTTCGCTGGCGGTTAATGTTTGATGCTGCTTCGGGTTTAAGTTATACCTCTTCATCGTTTTTCACGATGTTGAAAGTAAAGTTGCTCGGCCATTTCACGTTGTCCCGCTTTTCTTCATGCGGCCTGTTGTAGCCCCTTGACTTGCCTTTGCTGTTCAGGTAGAAAATTATCGCAACGGTGTCCCCCTTGTTGATGCGGTCAATTAGCTTGTTTTCGACAAAGTCAAGTTGAACCTCCATGATTTCATCAACCTTGGCCTTGTATTCTTCATCCAGCTTTACCCATTCGTAATGCGTTACCCTTGCAACACCTACCGCCTTGCATGCCGTTGTAACTATGCCCAATGATTTTTCAAGGGCTTCAAGCATCAGCTTTTTTTTAGCGTTCGTATTGTTCGCCATAGTTTTATTTCATTGAAACATTAAACCCTCGGCTTTTCAGTTCATCGAAAAGGTCTTCCAAGGTTATCATATCGGCCTCGACTATCAGGCTGTTTGCGTCTTGTTCTTCGGGTTCATCGTTTGGCAGTTCGGTATCAAACCCCGGTATCTCCAAGCCCCACCTTGTCAGTTCTTCTGCATCCCATTCGTTTGCCAACTGCTCCCAGTTCCAATCGCCAAACCCCACATTGTCTTTGATAACAAATTCATCCTTCTGTGCATCGGTCAAACCTTCGGCAACCACTATCGGCACCTCTTTCCATTTCAATTCTTGCATCGCCTTTAGCCGCATATTGCCGCCAAGTACGGTCATGTTTTCATCGACCACTAAAGGGCGAAGAGTAGCCATTTCAGGAAACTCCACAAGCGAAGCAACCAGCTTTTTGAATTTCTCATCCCGAATAAATCTTGGGTTGCGGCTATTTCCCTTAACCGAACCTATTGGTACAAGTTTAACCATTTTGAATTGTTTGCTGAATCAAAAGTACAAATTGTTCAACGGTTCTCACAATGTGATATTCGCCTCCATGCATTAATGCCATCTTTTGCCATTCTTTTTGCCCTTCGCTTTGCGTTCCCTTAGCGGTCTTTAGTTCAATGCCGTGTAACTTGCCTTTGTAAAAAAACAAAAGGTCGGGTACGCCAGCAATTACGCCCATGCCTTTTAGTACGCCCCCGTTTCGTTTGTCAATCGCTCTGCCATTGGTATGCCAAAGGTTGCAATAAAGGTCGGGAAACGCAGCCCTGAAGTATTTGACGCAAGCCAATTGTATTTGATGTTCAACGCTTTTCGGCATAATGCTTTGTTAGTTTTTCAAGCCGCAACCAGTAGGGTAGGTATAGCGGGTTGCCCTTGTTTGCTTTTAAATACGAAATGTGGACATTTACAAAGGTACGCAAGCAAATTATCTTTTGGGAATCTATAAACGCAATGGGCTGGGCAGTGTCGAAATCGAAGCCAGCCCAAAACTCGGCAACGGTGTCGATGTTCATAGGGACAATTTGTCCCCCCGTAGGGCAACTTAAATTCATGCTCATAAATCCTTAAAATCTTTTTCGTAAAGGTACTCCCGTATCTGCTCGGCAAGTAGAATCTCCTGCTCGCTTGCTGTTTTGCCGTTGAAAGGGTTGTTCCCGTACTTGGTAATGTTCCTCAGCTTTTCGTAAAGGTCATGCAGTATCAAGAAATAGTCCCCGCCTTTTAAGGCAAAGTTGGCCTCAGTTTCTTCTTCGGGAAGGTTAAATTTTAAAATTAGTTGGCTCATGCTTGCATCATTTTTGCGTCATTAAAGGTACAAAGTAGGGTTAATGAATGGTTTATTGGTCATGGCTTTACCGAATTGCCCCAAAACGCTTTACGAAGTTCATCGGCTTTGCTGGGCGGTGCATCAACTACCTTGTTAGCGATGATGCCTAACTTTTCGTAAATGCTTTCACGAAGATGATCAGGGCATGGTATCGCTGGCGGCTCGGCATCGGCTGGCAGTTGGGTTTGCGGCCATTGGGCAAAAGGCAAAATATCGAAAACGCCCCGGTTGTCATCGCCGGGCATGATGATGGTTTCCCATTTTTTTAGGCGTGAAGTTAACCGTGCATCGGGCTGGCCGTCCGTCCCGAACCTTGCCAAAATTTGGGACAAGGTGTTGTTTGAAATTATGCCTGTTAGGTGGTTCCCCTCCATTCGGCTTTCGATAATATCGTAAAGAATGGTATTCGCCCTGCCGTATGCACCAACCGCTTCATCGCTGCCCACGTCATCAAGAATTAGGGCCGTGTACCGCGTCTTTTGAATAAACGCCAAGATGAATTCATCGGGGTTTTTCATTGCCGAATACTCCCGAAACAAGTGCCGCATATTGTAGTAAACGAATTTCTTATCGGGCTGGGCGGCCAAGAACAATTTTGTGTATATCGTTTTGCCTGTCCCAGTATCGCCCGTTAAAAAGAACGGTGTGCCATTTTGAAAAGCGGTGCAAAGCTGCCGAACTGCGGCGGCACGTTCTTTTGTTAGCCGCATTTTATCGGGGCTGAATACCACGTTTGCAAGTTCAATTGCACGGCGGTCAAGTGTTGTTTCGTGTAATGTTAGTTTCATAGCGGTAAAGTAAAATTAAGGTTTTTGTATGTTAG